TCTTCAACTCTTCTGTATATGGATTACTATCTTTAAGAGATGTTATTGATTTTAGACCTAAGGTAGATAGTTCAACTATAGTAACTGGATTCCAAGATGTTTCAATTCTATCTAATCCAGAAGGAACTGAATATGTGAATTTTGTTGGGGAAGGTGGTGTTGTTTGTGCTACTCCTGCTTCTGAAAAAGAATTAGAGTATACTGCTATCTTCTCAGAATCTCAGTATCTTGATAGAATTGATGCTCTATTCTTAAGCAAAAAAGGAGACTTTATTGTTAAGCAAGGAAATTCTTCTTTAAACCCATCTAAACCAGATCCCATTGATGACGCTATTACTTTAGCATATTTACATATTCCAGCATACACTAATACTACTAAAGATGTAAGAATTGTTTCCGTTGATAACAAGCGTTATACAATGAGAGACATTGGAAAGCTTGAGAAGAGAATTGAACGTCTTGAATATTATACTAGTTTAAGTATTCTGGAGCAACAAGCATTAAACATGCAAATTAAAGATGCTTTGGGACTAGAAAGATTTAAGTCTGGTTTCATTGTTGATAATTTTGAAGCTCACGGAATTGGAAATATATCATCTGTAGATTATAAGTGTGGTATAGATACACAGCAATCTGTATTAAGACCACAATCTAAAGAAGATAGCATTAAATTAAAAGAATTTAATACAAGAGAAGATCAAAGAGCAATTTCTGGATATGTTGTTAACAATGGAGTAGTTACTCTTCCATACACACCAGTTAGATTATTAGGAAACGATAATGCTACAAATACAATCAATCCTAATCCTTTTGTGGTTATTCAATATGTTGGTGATGTAAAAATCACTCCAACTATTGATCAATGGTATGACACTACTATTGCTCCTCTTGTTGTCGATTCTAACACCAAACTAAATTCAATATTCCTATCCAAAGATAATGTAAGGGAAGCATTCTCTAGCATCTTTAATAACTACATTATTAATTGGGTTGGATCAAATCAATCTATTTTTGGAATAGAGTCTTTAGCAAATATTAATAGTGAAGATATAACATCTACTGTTAGTGTAGCAAAAGTTTCAAGTTCTTCTAATGTAAGTCCACAAAATAATGACTTAGCAAAAGGAGTATCAACTAAAACAGTTAACGAAAACTCTGTTTCCACAGCACTACAATTCTTCATTCGTTCTATTCCAATCAAGTTTAAAGTAACTAGATTAAAGCCAAAGACACAAGTATTTGTGTTTATGGAAGGAAAGAATGTTAATAGATGGGTAAATCCAGATTCTAAATTTACTGGAGTTGCTGGAAATTCTCTAACAACATTTGGATCTAATTTAATCACAGATGATAACGGAAACCTAAGTGGCATAATTCTAGTACCATCAGGAAAAGCACCAGAAGAAAATAGTAGATGGACTGGTGATGTTAATACTATGTCTTTTGATCCATTCTCAGAAGAGATCAAATTTACTGAAGGAGCAAAAACAATTAGATTTACTTCTAGTTCTTCTGATGCTACAAAAGATAACCTTGATACATATGCCGAAGTTACTTATCATGCTAGTGGTATTTTACCACAGAATCCAGTATCAATTACATCAACAGCGATATCTTACTTTAAGGCGAATGAAGGCGTACAATTAGTAAACAGTAATACAGATGTAGAAACAAAACCAAATCCGTTGGCACAAACTTTTAAAGTTGAAGGCATTGATGGTGGAGTTTTTGTTACGGATATAGATTTATTCTTTGCCAAAAAGAGTAATACTATACCACTAAGAGTTTATTTAACAAATGTGGATTCTGGAAAGCCAGGTAAAAACATTGTTCCTGGAACTCAGGTATCATTAAATCCAGAAACAAAATTAAAAGTTTATCTAACTGGAGATTTAGAATCTATTAGTGTAACTAAAGGAGAATTAATTACAGGTAAAAATTCTGGATGTATTGGTCCAATTTCAAAAATTTATGATAGAAATAATGTTTTGATTGGAGATGAGAATACTACTTCATATCAATTAAACAAAGACCAAGTATATACATTTGTTTTAAGTAATCATAATGGAAAGAAATTCTCGACAAACGAAGAATTGGTTATTCCTTCTGTAACAAGATACAATGCTTTAAACAATAAATCTGCTGCTTTCTTCATAGCAAAAGATTCTGGAAAAGTAGTTGACTTAGTTGTTGAGAATTTTGGAGACAACTATACTAGTGCCACAATTGTGATTGAAAGTCCTCAATTACCAGGAGGATCTACGGCAGTTGGGTCTGTAGATGTTTCCGATGGGAAGATTTACAATTCATCTTTAAACCTTAATGGAAGTGGATACACTGAGTCTCCATCAATAATCGTCAGAGGCATAGGTAGCGGGTCTGGAGGCGCTGTTATTAAGTCCGTCATAGAGATTGATACCCCAGCAGTCGTGATGGGCATTGCTGATGATTCTATAAGCGTTTCACGGGCAATTACACCAACTAAATTTGTGTTTGATTATCCAGTTTACCTACAAAACAATTCTGAATATGCTATTACAGTAGAAACTGATTCGATTGATTATGAGATTTGGTCTTCTACTTTAGGACAGACAGAAATAACAAATGGTAGTGTTGTAAATACACAACCATTACTTGGATCACTATACAAATCTCAAAACACTGATAACTGGACTGAAGATATTTTCCAAGATATCAAATTCAATCTTTACAGAGCAGAGTTTGATATTTCAAGACCAGCTGAGTTAATTACAGTTAATGATAATCTAGGTTATGAATTAATTGATAGTAATCCATTTGAAACAAGCGTAAGATCATCGACAACTGCTACATCTCCATTGTTTAAGAATAATAATTCTATTATTAAAGTAAATCACCGTGATCATGGATTTGAAGATAGAGGAAATTCATATGTATTCTTCAAGAGATGTGATGATGTTGGTGGAATATCAAAAGTTTCTCTAAACACTCTATTGTTTAAAGTTGCTAACTCTGGAATTGATTCGTATAATGTTACTGGTCCAAATCGTGCTGGTTCAAACATTATTGGTGGAGGAACTAATGTTCTAGCAACATATAATAGAAAGTATGAAAAGTTATACTTACAAGTTCCTTTCTTACAACTTGAAGGTACTTCTTTAGAAACATTTGTAAAGACTACCAATATAATTCCAGTAGATTCAAACACACAAAATTATCTTTCATATTCTTCAGAAGATTATGAAAAGACATTCTTAAATGAGGAGCACTTCTTCTTAAATCAAAAAGTTGTAGCATCTAGAGTAAACGAATTGTATAATTCTTTAGACAATTCACTCTCGTACAAATTTGTTCTAAAATCTGATAATTCAAAACTATCTCCTGTAATTGATTTAAATACTTGCTCAGTAAAAACTGTAAATAATAGAATTGAAAATGCCACTGGATATGAAAATAGATACGGAAAGAGAAGTCAAATTCTAACTTTCTTACCTATCTACAATTTACAATTATCTATAGTTGGTGATGAGAATGCCATTCAACCAAATATTTCCTTTACTGGAAATGCTTCTGGTGCCATTGGAACTGTAATTTCTTATGCTGATAATACAGCATTAATTAAAGTTAGAACAAGTTCACAGTTTATTCAAGGAGAAACACTAACATTAAAATCTGAAGCTGGTACACAACTAACAAACTTAAATGTAACAATTATTACTATATCTGAACAAACATTTAACTTTACAGAAAATGCTAACATAGTAGCATACTACCCACAAAATCTAAATGTAGATTACACAAATATCATCAATGGAAGAACTAGATTATGGGATTCAAAAACAAGGCAGTTAATTGTTGATAATTCTTATTCTCCAATTAACAATGATTACACTAGTGTTATTACTTTAGGTAGTCCATTTGCCAGAAATTCAAATCCATCTTTACAATCTCAAGATATTTTTAGAGTGGGAGATGTAGTTAAGAGTGTAGACAATAAATTTATTGAAATTGCTAAGATGGAATTTACCACTGGAGTAGATTACATCCCAGATACAGATGCTAGAAATAGTTCTTCTGTTGCTAAGTATGTTACTAAAGAAATTGCTATTAATAATCCAGGAACTTCAATTGATGTTAGAGTTACTGCTAATGTTTTAAGTGTAGATAATATTAAAGTTTTCTACAAGATTAAAAAATCTTCAGATCAAAAGAACTTTGATGATGTCAATTGGAGTCCATTCAATGTTGATGGAAATCCAGACGTAGATACATTAGCAGTTCCTGGTAATTCTATTTCTGCTTCATTTGAAAAGCAATCATATTATCAAGAGTTTAAATATAGTGTAAATGATTTACCAGAATTTACATCATTCTCAATTAAAGTTGTTATGAAGGGAGATAATCCTGCTTTCCCACCCAAAGTACAAGATTTGAGAGGAGTTGCTTCTTATTGATATGAATCGTTATATTAAAGTTGAGGGGCATAAAGATTTATATAGAGATAGTTTAACAGGAGCTATCGTTAATATGGATGCCCCTCCCCAACAATCTTTGAGCAAAACAGTTAATACAATTACAACTGACATAAATAATCTCAAGGAAGAAATTTCGGAGATAAAACTCCTTTTACAAAAGATCTTGGAAAGACATGGTTAAAAGAGTAGTCCAAAAAACGTTCACTTTTGAACAGCAGCGTCAGGAAATCAATTTACTGGCAGATGATGTAAATGATACTCAGCTATTAGATACTGTAAATAAAGACAGTATCGTAGATTCTATCAATGAAGTCATTGATACACCAGAAGACGAGATTTTTATAGATGAAAATGATTCGGCAAATGGCGAAAAGCCACTATTATTTGCTGATTCAATAACTTTATCTACAAATTATGCTGCTTCAAAACCAAATATTTCTCCAAGCACAAATCCAAATGGATTAGACTATGCCACTGTTGGATATGATGGACCTACAAATATTGGTATAACTTATAATCCATCGTTAAAGACAGTAACCACAGGTAACTTCCAAGGTAATGTAAAAAATGAAAGTGGGGAGGTTATTCTTGATGTTAACAATAATCAAACATTATCACAATATACTGGTCTTTTAAAAAGTTCTAGATCTGATTCTATTTCTGTAGTATCAGCAGTATATGCTAACAACATTGTAAGTGTTACAACATCAACACCACATAATTTAGATCCAGGTAATATTATTACTATATCTGGATTCTCTCCATCTGGATATAATACAGAAGGTTCAGCAACACAATCTGATTATGGTGATGTTGTTATTGATACTCCATCTCCAGCATCATTTACATATTTCAGAAGTACAAATCCAGGTGCTCTTGTTACTCCAGGTTCTTTAGTAAAACAAGTCCCGATTGACATTAGAGAAAATCTAATGTTAATTTCTCAAGCAGCACAAGTAACTTTAGAAAGATCATCTAATCTTGAATTAATTACAGGAATTGATACTGGAGCATTTGTAAACATAACAAACTCAGATAAAGTAATTTATGTAAATGCTAATGATGAAAATGCTAGTGATTCGGTTAATAATACTGGTCGTAACTTAAATAGACCATTTAAAAGTATAGAAAGAGCACTTTTAGAAGCAGGTAAAAGATCTT